AGATGGCTGGTAGTATAATAACACTTGGGTCTGCCATTAAATCACGTTATCTCCGAGTGGAAGGTATGACTTGGAACGCCACAGGAAATAGTAATGTTGGGTGGGGACAATTTATTCCAGAATACCAACCAGAAACTGTTAGTGCAATAGGCTCTTTCACTTCTACAGCTGTGGTTCCGCAAGACACAACTAACAAATCATCCGTAGGATTAGTGGTTCTCTATAAAGATAATGGCTCATCTAGTTGTACCTTAAACACGGATGTTGTCGCAAAGGTAAGAGCTAACACAGGACAGGCTTATCAAACTTTAGCTCTAGCAGGGGCAGGGACATATTCAGATGGATTGAAAATAGCAATCGCTCCTGCAATCTCAGTTACAGCAGGACAAGCATTATCGTATGAGATTAGTTTTGATAACCAAGCAGCAGGAACAGCAAGTACTAACTATTCTGATTCTTACAGTACAGGTGATCGTGGTTCAATTATTACTCCAACAACAAGTATGAATACCACAAGAGCCATCACTAAAATTGTTGATGGGTCAAAATCAGGCAGTTCAGATGGTTTTTATTTTACTGGCTCACAAACAGTCAATTCAAGTTCATACATTCGTTTTCAATTATCGGCCGCAAGATGTTTTACAGGTTGTCGAATTTGGAATGATGAAAATAATGATTCTGCTGGACACGGGTATTGGAAATGGCAAGGATCAAATGATGGCACAGGCTGGACTGATCTTGGTGGTAGCTTTCAATTAATTAATACTGGTATTCCCAGTACACCCGGTTATGATACTTTTGATGGTGGCTTGGGAAGTAACCTTACCGAGTATACTTATTATCAAATGGTTGGTGTATCTGGTACTGCCGATTCTAACTCTAACTGGATGGAGTGGGAATTTGAGGCTGGTACAGGTGCAGCTGATGGAAAAGAAGCTCGCATTTACGGCGTTGCGATGACTTACTAGGAGATAGTTAATGGCATTAAATCAAGTAGATATAAGTATGATGGAAGATATTCCTGCACCAGGCCCTGCAGGAAAAATTATAATATCTGATGGAACAGGTTGGACAAGTGGCGAAAATGCACCAGTTGGAAATATCACAAAACAAGCAACTGATCCGACTGTATCTGATCCTGCAACTCCTGCTGTTGGCGATTTAATTCTGAATAATACCACAGGAGAGCTTTTTTGTTGTACTACAGTTGCAGTTGGAGAAAATATATGGAAAAATGCAGGTAAAGGTACAGATGATGTTGTACCAAATGAGCCTCCAACAAATCCTACTAATACTGGTGATTTTTTATCAACGATTGGCCATGCCCAAACAATTACATTTCAGTTTGCTGGTGCTACTGATCCTGATGCGGGTGGTTCAGTAACACATTATATTGTAGATAATATAGATGTTGCAAGTGGCGGAGCTAATACAAGTGTATTTAATGTATCAACAGCAGAAGTAGCGGCCGGAACCGACCATTCTTTTGTTGTAGGTACAGTTGCGAGTAATAATACTGTTTCGTTTAGAGTAAGAGCAAAAGATGATTATGGTGAATATAGTACTGGTGTAACTATAAATACAACAATAGAACCAACTATCTCCTGCGAATATTTAGTTATTGGAGGTGGTGGAGGAGGAGAAAATATAGCTGGAGGCGGCGGAGGCGCTGGTGGATATAGTGAAGGTACCGTTGGATTGACTTCTGGTACAACTTATACAATAAAAGTTGGTGCTGGTGGTCCAGACCATACAAGAGGTGGAGAATCACAAGTTACAGGTGCTGCTTTGTCAGCTAATCAAGCTACATCAACTGGTGCTGTATGTGACAGTCTAGGAGGAGGAGTTGCTGGAAACTTTTTTGACGGTAATGCTGCTACAAGCATTGGTTTTACTGGTTCTGGTGGTGGTTTTACTTATAGATGGATTATGGGTGATATACAGACTGCACAAAAAATACAAAAATATACTTTAAAATGTTATGATGCTGGTTCAGTTTCCAATGCTTGGAAAAGATGGAGTTTTGAAGGTAGTAATAATACAACTAATGGTTCCGACGGTGATTGGGTTGGTTTGCATAAACCTCCTCTTGAACAAACAGCTTGGTCTTTGGGTGAGGTAAGAACATTTTGGTTTGAAAATGATGTTGCTTATAGATATTATAGATGGAGTCGGATTGAATCCCAAAACCCGGCTTCATATTCTCCCAACATGGCGGATGCTCAATTATTTTTCAAAACAACTGGAGTTATTATTAATGGTCATGGAGGTGGTGGTGCAGTAGGTGATCAAACAATCTATGGTAGTAATCCAGGTGATAGAACTTATTGGGGTTATTCTACAAGAGATGGTGGTTCTGGAGCAGGAAGTAATGGATATGCAGGTGGCTCAAGTGCACTTGATACTGGTACGAAAGGAAGAGCATATACTGGTCAAGGTCAACATGGTGGTGATGGTGGTATATCAGGCCAAGTCCTATCTGGCAACGGAAAAGGCGGAGGCGGAGGAGGAGGCGGGGCAAACGAAACCGGCTATCCTGGAAATAATGTAGGTGCTGGTGGTGATGGTGGAGATGGAAAAAGTTCATCTATTACAGGCTCACCCGTTACCCGTGCAGGCGGCGGAGGCGCTGGAGGATGGGGTGGTTCTTCTCCCTGTCATGGTGGCACAGGGGGTGATGGCGGAGGCGGTGATGGTTCAGCAGGTGCAGGTGATCCGGGTGCGGGACAAGCTGGTAATGTTAATACTGGTAGCGGTGGTGGAAGCACTGGTCGTGGAACATCTGCTAATAGTAATCATGCAGGCGCCGGGGGTTCTGGTGTTGTATATTTAAAAGTTCTTACATCAGAATATAATAGTGGTGGTGTAACGGGTGGAACCGGAAGTCCAACAGGTTTATATACTTGTATAGAGTGGACAGGTGACGGAAGTTATATCGCATAAGGAGAAAGTTAAATGGCACATTTTGCTTCATTAGATGAAAATAATAAAGTTCTTAAGGTTCATGTTGTAGCTAATTTTATTATCAAAGACGGAGATGATGATGAACAAGAACAGCTTGGTATTGATTATTTAAATAATTTACACCCTGAATATGCTCCAGATAGTATTTGGAAACAAACAAGTTATAACGGTGCTTTTCGGAAAAATTATGCAGGAGTGGGTTATACTTATGATAATGCATTGGATGCTTTTATTCCACCAAAACGTAAAGGAGAAGAATCGTTTGTATTAAATGAAGATACTTGTCAATGGGAAGCACCCATACCTTATCCTGATGATGGTAAATTGTATGTATGGAATGAATTAATGTCTAAATGGGCAGAGGAGAAATAAATGGCAGTATCTACGCGACCACAACTGATTGATTATTGTTTAAGAAGGCTAGGTGCCCCTGTAACAGAAATCAATGTAGATGACGAACAGATTTCAGATCGAATAGATGACGCAATTGAATATTTTCAAGAGTATCATTTTGATGGTGTGGAAAAAGTTTTTCTTAAAAAGAAATTAACACAAGAAGATATTAATAATGAATATCTAGACCTATCCGCTGATAATGCTATTATTAGTGTTCTTCGTGTACTTCCTATTCCTAATTTTAATGCTTTTCAAACAGGATTCTTTAATGAGGAATATCAATTACGTTTAAATGATTTAGAAAATATGCAAAGCTCAGCAATAATTAATTGGGCTATGTCACAAACTAATTTTTCATTAATTGAACATTTATTTTCTATTCAACCAACGATGTTGTTTAATAGAAAACAAGATAAAGTATATTTAGAAACTGATTGGGCGAATAAATTTTCAGTTGATACTATTCTTATTGTAGAGGCATATCGTGCACTTGATCCATCTACATATCCTCAGGTATATAATGATGCGTTCTTAAAAAAATATGCTACTGCCTTAATTAAACAACAATGGGGAAGTAATTTAAAGAAATTTACGGGTGTCACATTACCCGGTGGTATTTCATTAGATGGCCAAACAATATTTACAGAAGCTACCGAAGAAATTACTAAAATGGAAGAAGAGATGAATTTAAAATACGAACTTCCACCTGATGGGATGATAGGTTAATGGCCTCAAATATTTATTTTCAAAACGCAACTGCAGATCAAAACTTATTAAATGAGATTAACAGAGAGGTTATACAACAGGCTGGTATAGATGTAGTATACTTACCAAGAACTCTTGTTAAAGAAGATTTAATATTAGATGAGGATGTTTTATCAACATTTGATACTAAATATGATATTGAAATGTATGTTAAGTCCTCGGATAATTTTGGTGGAGCTGATGATGCTATATCTAAATTTGGTATGACAATTACTGATGAACTTATTTTAACAGTTCATGCTGAACGGTTTAAGTTTGTAACTGGTACAGCTGTCCCTAAAGAGGGTGATCTTATATGGTTTCCATTATCAAAAGGATTGTTTGAAATTAAATTTGTCGAAGACGAACAACCATTTTATCAAGTTGGAAAGAATTATGTCTTTGATTTAACATGTGAATTATTTCAATATGGTGGGGAGAAAATTGATACTGGTGTCGCGGCTATTGATCAGGTTGAAGCCGATAATGCGTATTCAATTGATATATTAATGACTGCTGGTGGATTGGGAACATATACACCAAATGAGCAGGTATATCAAGGTAATACCTTAGCAACCGCAACAGCTAAGGCTGTAGTTGCATCTTGGACTGCTAGTACAAGGAAATTGAGAGTTTATAATATTGTTGGTACTTTTGCAAGTGATTCATATGTTACAGGCAATACAAGTGCTGCAAATTGGAGCGTAACCTCCACAGATGATCAATTATTGCCAAATGATGGATTTTCTGATAATAAGATTCTAGAGACGGATGGGGATAATATATTAGACTTTTCTGAAATGGATCCTTGGAGTGAGGGTGACTTATAATGTTTGGAACACATTTTTATAATAAGAATATTAGAAATATTGTAGTCCTGTTTGGTACAGTATTTAATGATATTTCAATAAGACGAATGAAGTCGGATGGAACTGTTGAACGTGAACTTAAAGTTCCTATTGCATATGGACCCAGTGAAAAGTTTTTAGCTAAACTTAATCAAAAAGATGTGTTATCATTACCACGGATGTCTTTTGAAATCACAGATTATGCTTATGATCCTACAAGAAAATTACAAACTACAAAAAAATATAAAAAAGTAAAGGGTGAAAGTGTCACAGAATTGAATACAATATATAATCCTGTTCCATATGATTTTAATATCACTTTAACTGTTATGGTAAAATATAGTGATGATGGATCACAGATATTGGAACAGATTCTTCCATTCTTTACACCAGAGTTTCATGTTGCTATGAATGAGATGTCTACTATGGGAATAGTACGTGACATTCCAATTATTTTAAACAGTGTTACAACAGAGGATACTTACGAAGGTGATTTTATAACAAGAAGGGCATTATTACACACACTTGAGTTTACTGTTAAAGCACATATATATGGTAAGACATCTGATCAAGGTATTATTAGAGAGGTAGATGCCAACATTGGTGCTATTAGAGAGGTAGATGCCAACATTGGTACTAATCTTAATAATGCGAAAAATGTAAATATAAATATTACACCTAAAGCATTGACTGACTTAAACTCTGATGAGGTTATTGATGAGGCTGATAATG